GGTTTCAAGGTGCCCGGACCGGGCACCTTTTTTTTTAACTAAACCTGTGTGTGTAAATAACATCCATGCCATTTTGCTATGCTCCTTGGACCAATATAGATATATCTCCACAAGGCAAGATCTCACCTTGTTGTAAGTTCCGGCATGAATACTATGACACACCGTTAAGATATGATATCGCATCTTTGGACAGTTATCTTAGCAGTGCCACACTGAACAAAATCAAACAAGATTTCCGTGACGGGCAATGGCCTCAAGGTTGTGAACGCTGTCGCATTGAAGAGGAAAATGGCATTGAAAGCAAACGTCAGCTAGATTACCAACGCTGGAAGATGATGTACGACAATTATCAGATGGAAAGCAACCAGTTCCTAACTGCCAGCATAGCGTTTGGTAATACGTGCAACCTCAAATGCATTACATGTGGTCCAGAATCCAGCAGCCTCTGGCACAAAGAATATCTTGAGATATATGGTACCAATATACAGTCCAACCATTTCTACAAAACAGATTTTCTTGATCAATTGCTATCACACATGCCGAGTATCAGGCATCTGGACATTCCCGGCGGCGAGCCTTTTATCAGTGGTATCCAACAACAGAAACGTCTGTTACAGACCTTGGTTGATCAAAACAAAGCCGACAATGTCAGTCTGCACTATACTACCAACGCTACTATTTTTCCTGACGAGGATTGGTGGTCACTGTGGCAATATTTTTCAAATGTAGATCTGCAGATCAGCATAGACGGAGTCGGTGATAGATTTGAATACATAAGATATCCAGCCAAGTGGACTTTGATACAGAACAATGTAGATCGGTATCTCGAGAAATGGCAAGGGAATATACAAATCAGTGTAAGTCATACCGTAAGTGCCTTTAACATCTATTATCTCGATGAATTTTTTTCGTGGTGTGTTCACAAAGGACTACCGCGACCGTGGCTTGGAAGAGTACACAAACCGCAACACATGAGGCCCACGGTATGGCCTGCTGCCGCGCGCGAATATTTGATAGAGCACTTAGAAACCAGCGAGTTTGACGACGTGAGTCTTTGGGCCAATCTTGTAAGAAATCACAATGACAGCGAACATTTCCAGGATTTTGTTAACGCTGTTTCACGGCATGATCAATATCGTGGCACTGCATTTAAAGAGGTTTTTCCGGAAATGGCACCATGGATCGGAAAATAGATATAATCGACATAAAAAATCGTCTGTCTGCACGCAGTGATTTTTTCTGTCCGGCAAAATGGACCGAGCTGTTTCTCTATCTCAATCATGGCAACAGTAACAGTTGTCATCATCCCTTGCCTCATCAGATACCATCGGAACTATTGTCGGATCCGTATGTATTGCATAATACCCCTCACAAACTGGAACAACAGAGATTGATGTTGTCAGGCGAGCGTCCTGCTGAGTGTCACATGTGTTGGCACATCGAAGACACATCCGAAAATGCCGTGAGTGATCGATTCATAAAAGCTCATCAATGGCAAGAACACCTAGAAGAGCTGGAGATTGATCCACACTACGTTCCGCGGTCGATAGAAGTGGTGTTTGACAATCTTTGCAATCTGAATTGTAGCTATTGCGACAGTGGACAAAGTTCAAGCTGGGCCGCACGAATAGACAAAAATCCAATGTTGCTCGAAAGCGATTATCGCGAACTGTATCGCACCATACACATCAAACCGGGTACTACCAAATCTGAATACATGAATGCATGGTTACGGTGGTGGCCGGAAATAGCACAGAAGGTAAAAATCCTAAAAATCAGTGGCGGTGAGCCTCTGATCAGTCCAAACTTCTGGCAATTTTTTGATGTGCTGGGACATTGTCCAACCTTGCGCTTCAGTATCAACAGCAACCTCAGTGTGGATCAACACAGACTAGAAGCTTTTGCGAACAAAGCAACAGACTTTCAATCTATAGAAATCAGTGCCAGCATTGACGCTCGCGGCGACTTGGCCAGATATGTGCGTAAAGGTCTGAATTTTGATCTATTTGTTTCGAATTGTGATTATTGGTGCACTCATACTCCTGAAAATTGCGTTTTGTTTCTGCAAGCCACAGTAAACATACTTTCAGTCTGGGGGTTCGATGAATTCTTGGATTTGGTGCGAGAATTGCGACGTCGTTATCCCGGTCGCATAGCCACATGTTATGCCACTTTGGTACGATTTCCAGAATTCCAGTCAGTGTCATTGTTGCCCCGAGGATTACGGGCACAACTCGCAGACAAAATCCAAAAAGTATTGAATGCTGGATCAGACTGTTTTGATGACATTGAACAGTCTTACATCAACAAAATCATCACATACCTTCGAAATGAACCTGTGCAGATGCAACAGTTTGATCCCGCAGTGTTGCGTCGTGATCTTCGTTTATTCTTGGCAAGATACGACAGTTTTGATCATTTACAATACAGCAAAGTATTGCCTAGCAGTTTTGTCAGTTGGCTTGACTGTGGCGACGAGATCAAGTAGAATCTGTTGATGCGATGTGCTAAACTACTGATCAAAGACGAAGTCAACGTCAAAATCGAAGGCCTAGAGCTCGATGCCAGACGCAAGCTGGTGAACACCTTTAAGTATGACGTGCCATACGCACGATATCTGCCGGCAGTGAGACTGGGCCGTTGGGACGGTAAGGTCAGCTACTTCCAGTTGGGCGGCAGCACCTACGTCAATCTCTTGCCTGAAATCATACCCATCCTAGAAGATTTCAACTACGATATTGAACTGGATGATCAGCGAGAGTATCGGACCACGTTTGAGTTTGACCCCGTGGCGGAAGATACCTACGCCGACATCGTGTGGCCGAAAGGCCACCCGGCAGCAGGTGAGCCCATACTGTTGAGAGACTATCAGGTCACGATCATAAATCAGTTCCTGGCCAATCCACAGTGTTTGCAAGAAGTGGCCACTGGTGCCGGCAAGACTATCATGACTGCGGCCTTGAGTGAACGAGTAGAACAGTACGGACGTAGCATCGTGATTGTGCCCAACAAAAGTCTTGTGACTCAAACTGAACGAGACTATCAGAACATGGGCCTGGATGTGGGTGTGTTTTTTGGTGACAGGAAAGAATTTGGGCATCGTCACACTATCTGTACCTGGCAGAGTCTCAACGTGCTGCTCAAAAACACGCGCAATCAATCGGCAGACATCACTATACAGGAGTTCCTGGAGGATGTGATCTGCGTGATTGTAGACGAAGTACACATGGCCAAGGCCGACGCATTGAAAAATCTGCTCACGGGCGTGATGGCGCAAGTGCCTATCCGCTGGGGACTAACCGGTACCATACCCAAAGAACTGTTTGAAAGTCAAGCACTGTTGGTTTCTATAGGTCCCGTGATCAACAAACTGGCTGCAGTGGATCTGCAAGAACAAGGTGTACTGGCACAGTGTCATGTCAACATCGTGCAGTTGGTGGACTCAGTGGAACATACCAATTATCAAAGCGAATTAAAGTACCTGCTTGAAGAGCCCGGTAGGCTAGATGCCATGTCCGGTGTGATACAAGAGGTCAACAAAACTGGCAACACCTTGGTGTTGGTGGATCGTATCGCGGCCGGTACTGAACTTGTGTCGCGATTGCAGAACGCTGTATTCATATCCGGTGGTACCAAAAGTGGAGAAAGGCAAGAACACTATGACTCGGTGGCGGAGACTGACGATAAAATCATCGTCGCAACCTATGGCGTGGCAGCTGTGGGAATCAACATTCCCAGGATTTTTAATCTTGTTCTCATCGAACCTGGCAAAAGTTTTGTGCGAGTCATCCAAAGTATCGGACGTGGAATCCGCAAAGCCGAAGACAAAGATTATGTGCAGATCTGGGATATAACTTCCACCTGCAGATTTGCCAAACGCCATCTCACTAAAAGGAAGGCCTACTACCGGGAAGCCGAGTACCCCTTCACACAGGAAAAACTTGACTGGCAGGCTTGACCAAGTCACAGAAAATCTATATACTGTAGATATGCGTGTACTGACTCTAGAAAATACTGCCTACAATCTCGACTCTCTTCCTGATGAAGTGGATGACATGAGATTTGCTATCCTGGATAATTCCAATCCAACCGATCCTGATTATCACTATATTCCGTTGATTTTCCTTGAAAGTTTCAGTTCACCGGCCTTGGTATTGCAGATTGGAGAAAACACCATCAAGATGCCCATGGATTGGCATGTGCTGATAGGAGAAAGCGAATTTGGCGATCTCGAGATGCTGCCATTGACATCTATCAATGATCGTGGTTTCAATGTTTTCAGTTTCAATCCTCTCACTGATTTCCGTCCTACTTTCTTGCCCATAGAGATCGTGGATGTATATCACGAAGTGACCTGGCATGCTCCAAAACTCAAAAATGGACAGATATTGTGTGTGCCACTCACCGATGAGGAGAGACCGTTGTGCGTATATTTCGTCAAGGACATCACACGCAATTGTGAAATAGTGGATTACAATCGTGCCTGGTAAAAAACCACAACACAATGATCGCCTCAGTATACGCAATGAAATGCGTCAATTTGATCGCAAGCATCGCGGCTTTTATGATGAACTCACCGACGAAGAACGCAAGAAATTCTCGAACTATCTCATGATCAGGTGGGGGTCATCAGTACAAGGCAGCTCCGATCTACAATCATTCTATGTGATCAGCACCAACCAAAGATTGAATCGGCATTTTTTTGCTATCAATCGTCATCCCAAGTTGCAGTGGTTGTGCGCTACCACAGTGAGTCCAGACATGGGCTGTCATGAGCATCCGTGGATCTCGCCCAAGAAAAAAGATGCCGGTACATCCGAATCTCGCAAAGCACTCATGGCGTTGTATCCCAACATGAAGATGTCCGACATAGATCTCATGAGCCGTATCAATGATGTCAAGACTATACGGAGTTGCCTGCGTGAGCACGGAAAAAACGATTGAGCATCGCTGTCAATACTGCGACAAAATATTCCAACGTGAAACCAGTCTCGCAGTGCATGTATGTGAACAAAAACGGCGTTGGCAGGATCGCAACGATGTCGCAGTGCAAATGGCACTGCAGGCCTATCTAAGATTCTATGAAGTGACCCAGGGCTCGTCTCGACTCAAAACGTTTGATGATTTTGCACGCAGTCCTTACTACCGAGCTTTTGTAAAATTTGCAAGATACATGCAGTCGGTGCGAGCTGTCAATCCAGCACGCTTCATCGATTGGGTGATCCGCAACAACATAAAGATCGATCATTGGGCGCGCGATTCTACCTATACTCAATATCTCAAATCGTATATTTTTTTGGAAGCTGCCGAAGACGCCCTGGCGCGTGGCATAGAAGCCGCACTTGATTGGCAAGAAACTACCGGGCATCCTGCACAACATTATCTGTGTTTTGGCAATCCCGGCACCATCTGTCATGACATCTCAGCCGGCCGTGTCACGGGTTGGGTACTCTACAATTCACCCAGCGGTCATGATTTCTTGGATCGACTGCAACAAGACCAGATACGCATGATTTGGGATTACATTGATACCGATGCCTGGGCACGCAAATTCAAGGATTATCCAGCTGATGTTGAATATGTGAAAGAAATGCTGACAAAGGCCGGATGGTGACATGAGCGCTGATATCGATATCGATTTTGCAGATCGCGACAAGATACTGTGCCTGATACAGCATGTGCCGGCACGACAGGGTGACACGACGGCTCGCCGACACAATTCGGGGGTGTATGTCACGGCCATACCTCAAGACCCTGTCTTGGGATGTGCAGCCATTGACTATCAAGAAGCCGAACAGTTGGGCTATTTCAAACTGGATTTCCTCAACATGTCGGTATATCAGTTGATACGTGATCCCGAGCACTATCAGCGCATGTTGGATCTGGAACCAAATTGGTCACGCTTGATCAGCGACGCCGGATGGGCCCAGCAGTTGGTACATGTTGGTAACTATACTGACCTGCTGGCCAGCATGAAACCAGATTCACTGCCGAGGTTGGCAGCATTCATCTCAGTGATACGTCCTGGCAAGGCACACCTGCAGAACTTGCCATGGGATAAAGTGTTCCAGTCGGTGTGGGACGGTGATGACAGCCGTGGATTTGTGTTTAAAAAAAGCCATGCCATCAGCTACGCAAAGCTGGTGACTTTGCATATGAATCTAACTGATACGACGGACTAGCGTGATGCTACGGCGTTTGGTTTTGCGCCGCGAAATGTTGCTGAGGCTGCACACCGGTCCCAGCATAATTTCTAAATCTCGATTGCTGAAAGTGCGCAATAGGGGCCGGAACTGCTCCCAATCTTGCTTGAGAAAGATATTGATAGGTATGCTGCGATTGCTTTCCCACCACCAGATCGATGCTAGCTCGAGGAAGGTTTTCTTTTTTTCGTCACCTTGTACGCTGCCAAAATCATAGATAGTGGTCACGAGATTGTCTCGATTTTGTACCACGCCTATGTACTCATTACCGGCGTAGACACACAAGGTCAAAAAAGGATATTGTTCGTTTAGAGTTTTTAGAAACTTTTTGTCCATAAATACGGTCGGAGAAAAACATGTACGCGACCCCTGCCTATTTATATCAGCAAATCCAAACAGTTTTATTGGTAGACACTTCGGGCGCATACTTTGATCGGAGGTGGGATCCTGTGTACTCAAAACCATTGACCATAAACAAAGGTGTAGACAACGTGTTGTTGTTTGAATTCTTGAATCAAGATCAGAAGCCTGTCAACATCACCGGTAGCACCTTTGTGTTCCGTTTGATCGATCAGACCGGTGTTACCACACTGGCTGAAAAAACCATGACAGCACTCAATGCCAATACCGGACGCGTCAAAGTGGTGCTGACCACCACAGATACCATTGACATTCCGGCCCAGATCGCTAGCTGGAGCATCGAGCGAGCCTCTGGTGATTATGTGCAGGCTGTGTACGTGGACGATGCTTCGGGCGGCCGGGGACAGGCGATGATCGTGGATTCGGTACAACCTACTCATCTACCCAGCCAGCCTCTAATCATCCCCACCATCTATGGCACTGATCAACAGTTGAGTGAATACTACAGCAGCGATATAATTGAGCCTACGTATCTCACCACGTTCCAGATGTACCTCGATGTCTACACAGGCACTATTAAATTCCAAGGCAAACGCGCTTTTGGTCTTGAATGGCTGGATGCCACTGACACCTTTGAATATCTCGGTGTCAGTGGTTGGCGCTATTACACAGTCACTGGCGACTGGGCGGTATTACGTGTCGTGTTCAATCGTCCCGGCAACAGTTATGGCAGCGGCACACCTCAGATCAGTTCAACTGGAGTGATCACAGCGATACAGATCGGCAACGCTGGCACCGGGTACCGCGCTGCTCCGCGCGTGATCATTACCGGTAAAGGCAGCGGTGCTCGAGCGGTGGCCACAGTCAACGCCGGTGGTGAAATAGCATCGGTAACAGTCACTGACGGCGGTGCTGGGTACGCCGCTGACACACAAGTCACGTTTGATGCAGGCATGGCCCTAGACATCACCTACCGATAAATACTGTGATCAAGAAGCGACACCACCAATGACAACAAAAATTCTTATTTCCAACACCATTTACGGTGAACCCAGTGGCAACTATGATGGCAGCAGCCAGGATTTTACCGCAGATGCACAACAAGGCCCTGGTTATTATCTAGGACACAGCGGTCTGCAGACTGTGATCTTCGACGTGGACGATTTTGAAGGTGTCATACATGTGGAAGGTACATTGGATAGCGATGTCAGCCAAGCCAGTTGGGTGTCACTCTACCAGTTTGGCAACAGCGATGGTCAACCCGCGATAACCACAAGATTGCCCATAGACATCTTGGGACAGTTTGTGTGGATGCGTGTAAGGATCACTGATTTTACAGCTGGCACGATTGTGAGTGTGACTACGCAATATGAAACCGGCACCTTGGTAGTAACCAGTTCTGGCACCACTGGTGTACCCACTACCAATGATATCCTGCCTAGTGCTAATTGTGTATACACCATCGGTGCCACCAATGCTCGATATCGTTCGCTGTATCTCTGTGATGGTGGTATTGACAGTCTAGGCAACATCACTACCACTGGCACAGTCACGGCAACATCTTACATTGGAGATGGCAGCCAGCTCACGGGCATCGCCAATACATACAGTGATGCCAACGTGATATCACTGCTAAATCGCGGCATCTCAGCCAATATAATACCTGCAACCAACCTTACCTACAGTCTGGGCAATGCCACCAATCAGTGGAGCGAGCTGTGGGTCTCCAACACCACCATCTACATCGGTGGGGTGCCTGTGGCCATAACGGGCAATGTGCTCACTGTAAACGGTGAACCTGTGCTGCAAAACGACAGCAACAGTTCCATCACCACCACCGGCAACATCACGGCCGACTACTTCATAGGCAACGGCAGCCAACTCACTGGCTTGCCCGAGAGCTATGGCAATGCCAACGTGGCCGCTTATCTTCCCACCTACACCGGCGAGATAACCGCCAGCTCGGTGTCGGCCCCTGCGGGCGTGTTCAATGTGATCAGTTCGGACGACAGCGCCTTTGTCACAGTGCAGGACGGTATCACCATCGAAGGCAGCGCCATCGTGCGAGAATCCCTATCAGTGACCGGCAACGTCACTGCCAACCTATTCATCGGCGATATCGAAAGAAACGGCATACTAACACTCCGCACAACTGACAACGATATGCGATTTTATGCGGCAGATGACTTTTACTTTGAGGCAGGCGAAGGTGTCAACGATTTTGTGGTAAACGCAGGATTGATCGAACTGGGAGGTGATGTTGAAATCGATGGGAACGTCACTACCGGCAACATCACAGCTGGTAACATACTCACAGACAACTACCGTTACGCCAATGGCGAACCGTTTGTGTCGTCTTCTACTGGCAACATCACGTTCACCAACACCACGATGTCGCCACCGGATGGAGAGGACTTGTTCATCACGGCAGCCAATGCCGAAGTAGAGATCACGGGCCTAGATTTCCGCCTAGAGGTCACAGATGATGTCAGGATTCAGGGCAACGACATCGTCAGCATCAGGAACACCAGTAATAACGAGGCCATAACCATACGCACCGACTACAATGGTAATGACTATGTGTGGGAATTTGATGCCACAGGCAACCTTATCACGCCTGGTAATATTGAGGTGTCAGGAGACATCACGGTAGCAGGCCACATCACTGGTACCAGCAGTGCCAGCACTCTGGTGCTTGCAGCCGAACCCAGCAGCAATACCGCCAT